TGAAGCTGAACACGAACTGGATCTGGTCAAGTCAAAGGTAACAATGCAAAACAAACACATTGATAAATTGATAAAGATTGGTAAAAGTAATGATGCAAAATACGAAGAGGAACTGAAAGAAGTTGAAGAGCAGATTGACATATACATTAAAAGTAATCAGCAGCTGCTTGAAGAGTATCAGGAAAAGTATCCTATTGCTCAAGCAAAGGTTGATAAGCTTAATGAATCAATTGCAAGCATCAGCGATAGTGATAAAGGAATTGCAACAAACATTAGTACGGTTGATAATGACATTAAGTTTTATACTGATAACCGTTCTTGCCCGACCTGTCAGCAGCAATTGAGCGAAGCTTTTTGCGAAAACAAGATTGAGAAAAGTAAAAAGTGGAGAGGTAAACTCGTAGACGGTAAAGCCGCTCTTCAACAGCATCTTACTAAGGCTACCTCCGATCTTAAAGATAGTCAAGAAGAGCTTAATCGTATTCTCCAGCTTAATCATACGCTAACTACCAACCAGTCTCTGATTGCTCAATTCAATAAAAGAGCAGATGAACTTAAAAAGCAAAAAGGTTCAACATCTTCTGATAAAGATTTGACGAAGGCCAGGGCTGAGCTTGAGGATTTAAGAGAATCGCGTGAAACGATTGGTAATAACAAGTCAGCCTTGATTGAAGAAAGACATTACAATGAAGTTCTTTCTGAACTGCTGAAAGACACTGGGATTAAGACAAAGATTATTCAGCAGTATCTTCCGGTGATGAACAAGCTGATTAACAACTATCTTCAAGTACTTGACTTCTTCGTTAGCTTTGAGCTTGACGAAAACTTTACTGAAACAATCAAGTCTCGCCACCGCGATGCCTTTTCCTATTCTTCTTTTTCTGAAGGAGAAAAGCAGCGGATCGACCTTGCACTGCTGTTCGCTTGGAGACAGATTGCCAAGATGAAGAACTCTGCGAATACCAACCTTCTCATGCTTGACGAAGTATTTGATGCAAGTCTTGATATTGATGGTATTGACAATCTCTTGAAGATTATGAATACCCTTGATGAAGAAACACGAGTATTTGTTATCAGCCACAAACAAGATCTTCTTGAAGGAAAGTTCGAGCGAAAGATCGAGTTTGAACGCCGACAGAACTTTACAAATGTGAAATCCATCTCATAAGTCGTTAACCCTCAATAAATTATAAGGGCAAAAATGGGATAAATTGCCCAAACCGCATCTGGAGGGTGATTATACCACTTTGACAAACTTAACTGTCGATTTCCTGCCTTTTATGTCAAATTAGGCAATTTTGTATCAAATTAGGCAAAAATGGGGAAAAGTGCACTTTTTTAGCACTTTTCCCTGTACAATTATCCAAAAGTGTGATAGAATATATCTGTAACGGTATTATAACCTGAACCACCTACTATATTATGACCCAAACTATCCGAACCACCAATTCCTCCTATCACATTAACGCCCTGCATGGGACTTATACCTGTTATTCGGAATTTGCTGACGGCTCAGCTAAACTGGAGGAATTTCGTAAGGAGGCTCCCGTCTCCAAGCTGGTTTACTCGGAAAGATTCGAGGCTGGATCGGAGGATGCCGCCACCTGCATAAAGGTGGCAAGGAAAAACGCTAAAATCTACAACTTCCTTTAAGGTTAATATCCAACTTTTTATATTATGTTAGATACACTTAATCAGCCACAGCATAACGTGAGCTTTGAGCACCAGCGGCAACTCGCCAAGCTTCTTGCTAAAGAGAATATCCGAGTACGCCAAGGGAATTATAAAACCGCTTTCTTTGATGTTAAGAAACGAGTCCTTGGCCTTCCTACTTGGAATCTTGATGATAAGTCTGTTTCCGACCTTCTTGTTGGACACGAAGTAGGCCACGCACATTGGACACCAGAAGACGGGATTGCCCAATACCACGACCGCTTTGGAAAAGAAGCTCCTTTTGACATTGCCAATATTGTTGAAGACATTCGCATTGAACGTAAGATCCTTGCTGCATTCCCTGGCTTGGTAAGAGCATTTACAAATGGCTATACGTATCTTCTTAATAACGACTTTTTTAAAATAAGGGACCGAGATATCAATGAACTTAACTTTATTGATCGTCTTAACCTTAAAGGTAAACTGCGCCATCTTATTAACGTTCAGTTTGACGAATGGGAAACCGAGATTTATAACAAGTGCTTAAAGGCTGAAACCTACGAAGAGGTACTTGATATTTGCGGAGAGATTATTTCTAAGCTTCCAAAAGATAAGCCTTCGACACAAGAAGAACCCCAAGAACCGTTCAACCCTGGGAAAGATTCTGGAGAGGATGGTGGAGATGATGATAGTCTAGACATTGACATTCGTGGAAACACGCCTGACCCTTCAATGAATGAAGAAGACGGTGATAAAAATGATTCTATTTCTGACCAAGATCAAAACGAAAATGATAAAGATGAATCTGATCAAACAGCCGACACTCTTAATAAAGACGAAGAAGCTGAAGAATCATTGGCAGAAAATTCCGTCGGCAGTGAAGGTGATGATGACTATGACTATTCCGATGCCATTTCAGAAACCCAACGTGCTCTTGACGAAGAACTGGAAAACTCTCAGGAAAATTGGGACGGAACACTTTATGTCGATGCACCCAGTCTTGAGCAGATAGATAAGTGTATTTCTTCTCTTGATAAGGTTCGAGCCGCAAGGAAAGAAAAGCTTTCAATATACAATAGTTTAATGACCGATCCTACCGAGGATGAGGTTTGGACCAATTTTAAGAAAGTATCCAAGAAGAACGTTGCTCTTCTTGTCAGAGAATTTGAGCGTAAGAAATCGGCATACGAATATTCCCGAGCACAGACATCGGCAACAGGATCTATTGATTCAAACAAGCTTCATTCTTACAAATATGAGGATCAAATCTTTAAGTCGGTTACAAGGTTGGCCACTTCAAAAGATCATGGAATGGTATTCTTTATTGACTGGAGTGGGAGTATGGCCAGAGTACTTCACGATGTGATTCAGCAAACCCTCCAATTGGCTTTCTTTTGTAAAGCGGTTGGTATACCCTTTACGGTTTACGGTTTTACAACTGGATATGGGCAGAAATGGCGAGGTCAAAGTGAAGCCCCAGACGATCAAGTTGGAGCAATAACGGACATAACAGGAACGCACATCTTTGAACTATTAAATTCAACTGTTGGAAAAAGAGAATTTGAAGATGCGTGTAAAGAGTTGTTTGTCGGAAATAATAGCTCTGGGTGGGGTAATCAATTTCACAGTGAGATGGAGACTATGGGTGGAACCCCGCTCTTTGATATTATTATTTGTGCCGAACAAATTGTAAATAACTTCCGAGCTCGGCACAAAGTCCAAAAGCTTCATACCATGTTTCTTACCGATGGCGAGTCAAGCGCTTTAAATTATATTGCAGATCATGATAATGTCACTAAGGAAAAAGAATTTGATCCCTCAACTCAAGAGAATGGTTCGTATTATTCTAAGAAGGAATACCTTCGCTGGGGTAATGAATTGATTGGGCCTGATGCCTTTCGATCTCGTCACAGGCAGTCAACTTACAGACAGCTTATCGTTAACTTCAAAAAGCTTACAGGTTCTTCTGCGATTTGCTTCTTTCTTGGAGATAACCGAAGTGCCAAGGCAGCGGCTGTTACCGCAATAGTTCATTCCTCTAAATTTCCTAAAGCAACCACTTGGTATGAAGGCACAGATGAATTTAGGGAACTGCGAAAGAAGTCTATGAAACAGAAAAGTAGAACGCTATTCATAGAAGATGGCTTGGGGTATGACGGATATTTTGTTCTTGAATCAAATAAGGTAAGTATTGAAGATGCTGACTTGGAAATAGACGAAAATCTTGATTACAGTAAAGCGGCTGATGTCAACAAACTTGCTAGAAAGTTTTCTAATCAAAACAGAGACAAGCGGTCTTCCCGGGTATTTTTATCCAAATTTAGCGATATTATATCATAATTAGTAATTTTATTATTTACATTTTTCCCAAAATACAGTATAATATACTAGTAACCGAACACTACACCACTACAATATGAAAAACGACAACGTGATTAACACCATAAATGAACTAAAAGCAATAGGCAAATTTCCTGTTGCCAAGACTGCTGATATATATGCCGCCGCTCGAAGCAACGGTTATACTTATAACAGCGCTAAAGAAACTTTCTTAATTCCTTCGGCCGCAGCAGGCAAGCGCGGTGTTTGGAATCTTGAATCCTTTGAAAACGGTGAGGTTCCGGCCCCCGTTTCTACTTCTACGCCGATCACGAACACGGCATTTCAAATGTCCAATACTTCCGTTCGCAGTGTTCACAGTGAAGAGGTTTATGTTCCTACTGTAAATAAAAACTTTGTCCAGTGGGGTGAATATAAAAACATTAAGAAGATCATCGACTCGCAAATGTTCTTTCCAGTTTACATTTCTGGCATGAGCGGCAACGGTAAAACCATGATGGTCGAGCAAGCTTGTGCTAAGGCCAAGCGTGAATATGTGCGAGTTCAAATCTCGCCTGAGACTGATGAAGATGATTTGATTGGTGGTTTCCGTCTTATCGACGGGGAAACGGTTTTCCAAAAAGGACCTGTGATTAAGGCCATGGAAGCCGGAGCCGTTCTTCTTATTGATGAAATTGACCGAGGCTCTAACAAGATCATGTGTCTGCAAGGGGTCCTTGAAGGCAATCCTGTTTTGATTAAAAAGACTGGTGAAACGGTTTCTCCTGCTAGAGGATTTAATATCATTGCCACTGCAAATACAAAAGGACAAGGTAGCGATGACGGTCGGTTCGTCTCCGCACAGGTTATTGATGAAGCTTTCCTTGAGCGCTTTGTAGCGAATATTAATCAGCCTTTCCCTTCTTCCGCAATTGAATCCAAGATTGTTGAAAAGCACATGCGCGCTTATGACGTCGATGATTCTGACTTTATCACTTTATTGTGTGCATGGAGTAAGATTATTCGCAAGACCTTTGATGACGATGGTGTCGATGAAGTGGTTTCCACCCGTCGACTTTGCCATATTGCCAAGGCTTATTCCATCTTTGACAATCGTCTTACTGCAATTAAGATGTGTATCTCTCGGTTTGAAACAGAAACCCGAGACGCCTTCTTGGATCTTTACACTAAGATTGACGCTGGAGAAATTGATCCTGATGCCGAGGAAACCCCAACCGCTGAACTACTCGACAAAGACGGTCCAGTCCCATTCTAATTTAACAATTTGGCGCGGCCTGCGCCAATTAACAACACTACAGGTCAAAACACAAAGTAATAAAACATAATATGACTAAAAGACAACTGAACCGATTGACAAAACTTGTTCTTGTTAAGACACAAAAAGAAGCTGTGATGACAGCACTTGAAGCAGGATACGAGCCTTCACCCGCTGACCTCAAAGCAGCTGGTGTAACCGATCCTTATCGCGTCGTGAATACACTACGCTACGAGCAAGGCGCGCCAATTTAT